TTGTTATGCAAGAACTTCCAATTTTTATAGTGTACTGTGAACGTATATCAAGAAGGGCAGCTTATTATCTTAGGTTTTCTATAAACGATCAACTTCTTCAGCGTATTCGAGAATTACCTGAAGATACTCGTAAATGGAATCCAAGTATTATGGCATGGGAAGTAACTGCATCATCATTATTATCACTTATTAAAAAATATAAAGGTTCAAATAAAATTCGTTTTGATTTTGGAAGTGAAGATAGTCGAAAAATTTTTATTAGTCAGATTAAAAAAATTGAAATTGCTGAAGAAGAAAAACGTAAATTCATTGCAGATTTAAATATTAAAAAAGAACATTGGGTTAAATATAAACAGGAATTAGAAGAAAATTATGAAAAATATAGTGAACAGTGTCATGCTTTATTAAATGAGGGAGTAAAACTTTATCCACATCAAATTACAGCAGCAATGTTTATGAATGTTACTCGTAATACATTGATTTCTCATGAAATGGGACTTGGAAAAACACTCAGTTCCATTCTTTATGTTGAAATGAATAATTTTCATAAAGTAGTTGTAATTACACCAAATTCATTAAAATTTAATTTTTATAATGAAATTGAAAAATTTACAAAAAGTAATTCACATATTGTAAATTGGAGAAAAAATAAATGTTCGATTGAAGATGCTAAATATATAATTGTTAATTATGATTTTTTTAATCCAAGCAGAGAATCGAAGAAAAAAAATAAAGATGGTATAAAAGAAAAGAAAGACAGATTTTTACTTAAATGGCAAAAATTGGGCATTACTGAAATTGATGCGGTAATTTGTGATGAATGTGCAAAATTAAAAAATACAAAAGCAAATACTTATAAAAATTTTAAAAGAACATTTAATAAATTATTATTTAAAGATGGAAAGATTAGTAAAATTTTCTTATCTGGAACACCTGCACCAAATCGTGCAATGGAATTATACTCAATTTTAAATCAAATATCACCAACAGATTTTGCAACAAAAAAATATTTTTATAGTTATTATTGCGGAATGAGTTATGATATTGACGGTGGTTGGGGTTATATAACAGATACTGCTGAAACAAAATTTGAAGAACTTTATCATAAAATTGCACCATTTACGCATAGAAAAAGAAAATTTGAAGTTTTAAAAGACCTTCCAGATAAAATATATCAAAGAATTATATTGGAAATGGAAGAAGAAGAATATGATATTTATGATAAAATTGAAGAAAGTGTTGCTAATGAATTTGTTGAACATCCTACACACAATCCATTAACCATAATGTTGCGTTTAAGACAATATACATCACATTTAAAAATTAAGCCAATTGTTGAATTAATTGAAAATATTTTGGAAACTGGTGAAAAAGTTGTCATTGTAGATTTTTTTAAAGATGGTTTATATCAATTAAAAGAAAAACTTGGTGATGTAGCTGCACTTCATACTGGTGATCAAAAAGATGAAGAACGTGCGGAAATTGTAAAACAGTTTCAAGACCCTAACAGTAATTTGAAAGTATTTTTGGGTACAATTCAAACATGCGGATACGGACTAACATTGACTGCAGCAAGTAAATTATTTTTAATAACATTACCATATAGTGTGGGCGACTATGATCAGGTAAGTGACAGATTACATAGAATTGGTCAAAAAGCGGTTGTAAATATCTATCCTTTAATATTTCCAGATACCATTGATGATTATGTTTTTTCATCAATTGAAAGTAAAAGAAAAGAAATTGTTAAAGTAATGGATAATGAAGATTATAAATCGAACATTACTGATTCAGTACTTAGTGAAGTTATTGATAAAATCATAGCAAAACATAAAAAATCAAATGGATAAGTCAAAAGTTTTAAAAGAAATTAAATCTTTTCTTGAAGGATATAATAACGACTTAAAATATTTAGTTAATGTTGAAACAGACCCAAGCAATAATATTGGTTATTGTGTTATTCATGAACCAAATCAATTGCCAAGAATTGAAAATATAACATATGAACCTTTTATGTTCATGAAGGATTTATCAAAATGTGGTCGTGAATTATATAAAGGTAAAAGTACTGAATATATTAATACTCAAAAATTAAAATATGGTGTTACTGTTACTAAATTAGAAACAGGTGGTCAAAAAAGATTAATCGATGGATATTGTTATAAAATAACAAGTTGCAGATCATATAATGATATTACAAATTATTTAACTGAAGGTGGCACTGATCCATTTCAAAAAGAAAAAGATATTGACGGTAATTTTGTTAGAAATAAAAAAGGTGATTTGGTTTATCCGTATCGTAATCTTTTTTATTCAGTAAGAACAACTGAACAATTCTTTATTTCAACACAATCCAGATTATTTAAAGGCTTTGAAGAATATAAAAATGTTCATAAACTTACGTTTGATATTGAAACTTTTGGTTTAAGATATCAAATATCAAGAATGTTTGCTATTGGTGTTAGGGATAACAGGGGTTTTGAAACAATACTTGAAGTTGAAAAATTAAATGATGATGAATCGGAAATAAAATTAATACAGAATTTTTTTGATTTGATTAATAAAATACGTCCAGCAATTATTTCAGGATTTAACTCTGAAATGTTTGATTTTGAATTTATTTTGGGTAGGGCAAAAATATTAAAAATAGATATGTCTAAAGTTCCCGCAGGACTTAAAGAAGGTGTTCAATTAAAAAGAAAAGCAAAAACTCCTGTTAAATATGGAAATATTTCAGATAAATATACTGCTACAGAAATGTGGGGAATTTCTATTATTGATATATTACATGCTGTAAGAAAAACTGCAGCAGTTAATAGTGAAATAAAAGAAAATGGATTAAAATATATTGCAAAATTTGAAAAAATTGCAAAACCAAACAGAACTTATATTCCCGGTGAAGATAATGCTATTGGTAAGTATTATTCTGATAATAAAATGTTTTTTGTTGATGAAAATAATAAATATTTACAAATACCTGAAGTATATCAGGAAACTGCAAAAAAACTTTATAAATTACAAAAAAATAAAATAAATTTATCTGAAGTAGAATATGGTTTACAAAGAGTTAATATTCTTGATAATGCTCCAGATTTCATTAATTGGTTTAAAACAGAAGCATCTCCAAAAAAATTAATAATATTAATTGAGGGAAAAAATCTTATAAAACAATATCTTCTTGATGACTTGTGGGAAACTGAACAAGTTGATGAATTATATAATCAATCATCGTTCATGTTAGCTAAAATTGTTCCCACAACATATCATAGAATTTGTACTATGGGTACTGCTGGAATTTGGAACTTGCTTATGACAACATGGAGTTATGAGAATAATTTAGCAGTTCCATGTCCTGATAAATATGAAAAATATGTTGGTGGATTGGCAAGATGTTATAAGTCTGGTTTTTCAAAAAGAATAATTAAAATTGATTATGCTGGTCTTTATCCCACAATACAATTAACGGAGGATGTATTTCCAATATTTGATATTACGGGTGTTATGAAGAAAATATTGTTATATTTAACAACAACACGTAACATTTATAAAAAATTAGCAAATAGTGTTAAATTAAATGATGAAGAAGTCAAATTATTTGAACAAATTGATCCTGAAGCATACATAAAATATATTAATAATAAATTTACTGTATCAGATATTGCCATGTTTAAAATTAAACAATTACCTATCAAAATTTTAAACAACTCATTATATGGTGCATTAGGTTCTCATGTTTCATTTAACTGGTCAGATAATATTTGTGCAGCACGTATCACTTGTACAGCCAGATTACATTTAAGACATGCAATTCATTGGTTTAGTAAATATGGCTGTATAGCATTGCTTGCTGTAACTGATGGTATAAATTTTCAATATCCAGAAAAAACCACAATCAAAATAACAAATGAGGGAGTAAATGAGGGAGTAAATGAGGGAGCAATTGAAGAAATGTGGCAATATAATGGTAAGGTTGGTATTAATGCGCTTATTGAAAAATATAATAAAGAAGAAATGAAACCACCATTTATGTCTGTTGATAATGATGGTGAATCAATTTCATGTTTTAATTTATCAAGAATAAATTATGCGACATTGGCATTAGCTAAAGATAAAAAAACTGGTGAGATGAAAGAAAAAATTAAACTTACTGGTAATACAATCAAATCTAAAATAATGCCTGAATATATTGAAGAATTTGTTGATACGGGATTAAATTTAATTCTTCATGGTAAAGGTGAAGAATTTCTTACATATTATAATGAATATGCAAGAAAACTTTATTATCAACTTATTCCATTAAAAAAAATTGCAAGTAAAAGTAAAATAAAAAATACAATAGCTGCATATCAAAAAAGGGGAAAAGATAAAAACGGAAGAGATAAAGGAATGCAAGCACATATGGAATTGTTAATTGAAAAAAGAAATAATAAAATTAAAGAATTATTTGAAGAACATAAAACAATATTAGAACATGGCAAATCTAAAGAAAATTTATCAACTGAAGAAAAAATGAAATTAGTTGCTAATTATATGCCACCAGAACCTGAGTTGGATAGTGTTGTTTATTATGTAAATACAGGTACTAAAAGATCGGAGGGTAATTCAAAAAGAATAAATATTGGTACTCCTGAAGAAAGATTTTGTGCAACATTAATAAGCACAAAAGATTTGCAGGAAAAACCTAATATGACAGGTCCGTATAATGTTGAAAAATATTTGGATGCGTTTAATAAAAGAGTGAAAGTACTTTTAGTAGGATTTGAACCAGAAACAGCTAAAAAGATTTTATCTAAAACTGTGATTATTAAAACTAAAGTACCTGTTGAAGAAGTACCTGTTGAAATTGAAGAAGCACCTGTCGAAGAAACATCTAAAAAGAAAAAAGTTAAAAAACCTAAAACCGAAACAATTAAAGAAGTAAAATTTGAACAAGTAGATTTTACATCGTTAAATTTGGAATTGAAAAACTTTGATTTAAATGATTTTGATGAATCAATGTATTTGGAAGAATTGGAAGTTAATTTTTGGAATAAAACAGGATATGACCCAAGAAAAATATGGAATGAATTTAAAATGCTTGATGATAATAAG